CAACTCAATTTGTTCCTGTGACTTCTACCATTACACTGCCGGAAGCATCAAAAACTAATACAACAACCGAATCACCAGATAAACCAAAATCAACGCAATTTGTTCCTGTGGCTTCCACCATTACACTGTCGGAAGCATCAAAAACTAATACAACAACCGAATCACCAGATAAACCAAAATCGGCTCAATTTGTTACTAGGAAATCGGAAATATTAAAAAAACAAGAAGTAAAAACATCAATCAACACATCATTAAACGAATTGACTAAAATTAAATTTATTTCAACAGAACCAGCAACCTTGTTTTCGAAAGAATTAGAAAATAATAAAAGTAATCCAATAGTAAATCCGATTGATATTAGATTTAGTAGCAACCCCGAAGTTGGTTTTAATTATCAAAAAGATACTTCGAATTATTATTTATCAGAAAAAGAAATAACAGAAATCAAAAAAGATATCATACAAAAATACCCAAAAGCAGGAAAAATTGTTTCAACAAATATTTTATTTGGAATTAAAAATAGAAAAATACCAACGTTCAAGAGGGGTGGTGTTGTTAATATAGGGGAATCTAATAGCAAAACTATTATGATGGGCGAAGGCACTTCTCCCGAATATTGGAAATTTAATAATAAAGATATTTCTATTTCGCCTTCTGGAACACCTTCAAACGATTATCAGAAAGTGAGTGTTCCCACCATAGCAACATTTGTAAACACTAAAGCTGAAAACCTAAACGATCTTAAAAAGAGTAATCAAGAAGAATATAAACAAACTACCAATAATTCAGACATTAAAGGAGAAATAAAAAAATTCTTTAACTTGAATCCAAATGTTTCTGATTTTAATTTAGATAAAGAATTCTTGTCAATTTTAAATAAACTAAAAAAATCCAATACCATATCCACCAAGACATTTATTCATTCAAAATCAAAATATCCATCAAATGTCAGAAAAAAACCAAAAAATAGTTGTTTAATTTATAATGAGTTTTTCAAGTTTTGAGATATTAACAAAAAAAGACCTCCTCAAACTTCTCGGGAGGTCTTAAATAGCAGACGTATTTTGAATCTAATTATATTATATTATTCGTCTGCCAATTTGCTGAAATAATCTAGTGCATCTGTTGTTTCAGATACATCTTCTTCTGCTGCAATCTTTTTGCTCTTGATTGCGGCCGAGCGTTTTTCGTGCAAGTCTTCAGAATCAACAGACTCTACTGTATCTGTTGTTTTTGCTGATGCCCGAATGTCTCCTCCTAGAACTTCATACAAACGATCTTTGAGTTCATCGTATGTTTTGTAATTCGTCGGATCAATGAACTCCTTCAATGGATTTTGTGTTTTCCATAATTGTTCTAGTTTCGAATCTTCGCCGCCCAAAAGGGGAGAAGAAGAATCGAATTCAGACTTGTCGTAATTCGTATACCCTGCCACCTTTCGGATCTTTAATCGAAAGTTAGCACCCTTCCAAAAATCGAATGGATTGATTGCCTCTTCGTCTTTGAATTCTGGTTTCATTACTTCTTGCAACTTTTCGAAAATCTTTGATCCGTATCGAAATAAGAATACTTTTCCTTCATTTTGTGGATTTGCTGGATCGGACACGATGTAAATGTTGCTTACGTAATTAACTTTACGCTTTCGCTCACGTGCAATATTCTTATCGCTTTCGATTCCAGAATTCCATAACTGAGTATTCAGTTCACTTACTGGATCTTTTTGGCCCAGACTTGTTAAACAATTTTCAATGTACCATCCACCTGGGCCGTTAAATGCATGGGTGTAATACTTTACCCAGGGCAAGTCTTCTCCCGTGACTTCTGGAAGGAACCGAATAACAGCAAAACCGTTTCCTGACTTGTCTATTTCTGGTCGCCAGAAACGATCGTCTTTGTACGACTCTTTTTTTGTCTGATCTTCCATCTTACGAATCAAATCATCCAGATTTGTTACTTTGGACTTTTTCTTCAAATCATTGAAACTCATGTTTTTCCTTTCGTTAAACCCGAAGATCTACTTCGGCCTGAATACGTTTCACAGGAACTCCCTGTGTTCTCTTGAGTATTTAGTATACCTCAACTTTATCGTATGTCAAGCACTCAAAACGGTAATTTATTCTTTGTTTTAACAAGAATTTTAGGAATCAAATTCAGTTCTCTTCCTTCTTCTTGTAGATGTTCCAGAACGGGCTTATTGAGTAATTTAGATACAAATTCGTATTCTATACTGTAATCGTTGCAGATAATAATAATCGCATCTATATACGATGTGTTGTGTTCTTCCACATATTTTTCTATTTTTTTAGAAAATACTTCTTTTGTTAATTCGTTTTTTTGATTTTGATTTATTTGTTCCATGTAACCCCAATCATACTATAAAAAAATCGATATGTAAAGCATTATATATAATAAAGAAAAGGACACCCCAACATCCATGTCAACCGCAGACGTAAATAACAATATAACCGTAACCACCCATACCGGCATTGCAACCCTGGGGACAGATTATAACACATCCGGAATCACTCCAGATATTCATTTGCCATTGAGTAAAATCGTTTGGGGAAATGAAAATATTTCAAACAGAGTGAGTTCTGAATATCCCATGCCGGTAGACGTAAAAATGTTTAACGGCAACTCTGGGGCAAACTTTTTGTTGGGAATTACAGGTTATGTCAATGGTTTGGGGACATTCGTAGTAGGAAACACTGCTACCAATCCGTTATGGATCAGGGGAACAGGAACAGGCAGTGATTTGTTGGTGTCGGGGACCGTTCAAGGAATTTCGGGTGGAACTCCAGTAGCCGTCAATGGAACAGTGAGTTTCAATAACACCTCTATCGGTGTCTTTGGAATTTCTGGTGCCACCGCTATTTCCGTATCGGGAGGTCGTTCTCTTTCTTATGGAACAGATTTCGTAAACACAAGAACCACACTCACTGGATTGTCTCTTGCAAACAGTCTCGTTGGATTCACTTCAGACAGTATTCGAGTATACGGTTCCGAATCACAACAATGGATTCCAAGTGTATTGAATTACATGAACGGTTCCACCTTGACTCAGGTACAAGGATCGAGTGGAGCAATAAATGTTAATTTAGTGAATTCTGGATTCACTTTCACGGTAAACGTATCGTCCACTGTTGGAGTATCAAATGATGCAGGATCTGCATTGAAGATTCAAGGAGGCTCGACTCTGGAATCTCCTATACTGGTTCGTTGGCATGGAACAACGGGTGCTTTGAGTTACGCCCCAATCTCAGGCAGTGTCACTGTATCGTCCGGAACAATGTCTGTTACAAATACAGTCAACACAAACATATCAAATACCAGCGGAACATTTGCCACACAAATGTCTTCGTTAACGAATTCCATCGGATCGACCGGCCAATTGGTTGCGAAATTAACTAATATTCAAAACAATACCGGAACAATATCTGCAATAAACGACAAATTGACTGCAAACGGAATCAATGTCAAAGTAACAGAAATAATTAAATCTAACAGATTACACAATGGACAAGTTCAATTCAGCGGAACCACAGTTCAGGCAATAACAACAGCATCTACTTTAGTTTACAAAACTGGAGTTAATCTCAAAGCCCCATCAACCAACACTTCTACCGTTTATATCGGAAATGAAACCATATTAACCAATAGAAATCAAGCCTATCCACTTGAGCCGGGTGAGGCATTGTTCTTGGATTGTGCCAACACCAACATCATATATTGTTACGCAGATATCGATCCAGATAAACAAAAATTGATTTATATAGGATCATAACACATCAAACATGTTACATTCTCGTCAAACGATTGCCACCAGAAACCCTAGTTATAAACCGGTAGCCTTAGATAAAACCGCATACGAATACATCAGATCACTTGAAGTATTGGGACTGGGTGTAAGTGGAGGATATGTGATGCAAGACTTACACACAGAAGGATGTCGAATAACTCCATCTGTGACTGTTTTGGCTGGATCTCCCAAATCTGTTTTTTGGGATTTCAACGTGGTCGAGACTGAATATAACAAATCTTCCACAACCACCGTTACAGATTATTTTTCTCCGGAGTATTTCAAAACAGGAAACACCTTTGAAGTTTCTAATGCTTCATATTCAAATACAGAAACCGATCTGTCCGGATCATATACTTTTATTTCATTTAAAAATGGCGTATTGGCCTCTACGAGTTCACTACCACTAGTGATTCAATCTTACACGAACACCAAATTTGATTCTATTCCGGTGTTTAAGGCTTCTGTTCCAGGTATTCGATTGTTTGGAAAAAATATTTTTCTAATAACAAATAACGTCATAGGATCCAATTCATTAATGAATCAAGGAGTAGGAGTAAATTCCATACTCGAAATCTCTGATGTCAAATTTAAAGTCACAAATATTGAACAAAAGGGCGATAAAGAGTATGTGAAAATATCGGCAATCAATCGTCAAGATACGATTTCTTTGCCTCAATTTTCTGTATTAAACAGAACTTTGATCAATTTATATCAACAGAAATAAACATTCCCGGCTGGATTCGAACCAGCGACCAACGGTTTAGAAAACCGTTGCTCTATCCTCTGAGCTACGGGAATAAAAAAACACCGATGTTACTCGGTGTTTTGGTATGATCCATATGGATCAATCAAGTTGACAGACTCAGTGATGGAGTGGCAAGTTTTGACTTGGGCACAAACAAATTGTTTGTGATTGCACCGGTATAGTGATCTTGCAATTCTTTTTGAGCCTCTAACACAAACACGACGTGGGCATCAGCGATTGAAACTCCATCTTCTGTTTTTGCGTAGGGTAACCAACGAACAAACAATAACTTTCCTTCCTGAGACGGAATCAAAACACATGGTTCTTTGATTGTGATTCCGGTTTCAGTTTTCGTGAACTCCCCGATTAATTCTTCGCCACTTGCGAGTCGAACAATACGTATAGTAGCCATCCTGTTCCTTTCTTTAAATAAAATCAAGCCTGAACATCAGACTCTTCTAGTTTTCGATGCAACATTCGTTGAATGTTTCGAACTTCTCCTGTGACGCGAGCATCGAACTCTTGTCGAAGTGCGGCATTGGCATCATTCATTTCATTCATCACTGTATCAATATTGGATTGAACTTCTCGGAATTGATCCTGAATATCTCGTCGAAGAGTATCCGTATTCAATTGAACTTCTTGGAATTGATTCTCGATCTCTTGTTCAAGTGAGTTTAATGCTGATTGAACGTCTGGAAGGAAATTCGAATTATTTGACTCTTCCAGTTTCTTTAAACTGGTTTCGTGTTTCGCCAATTCGTCTCTGAGTTTCCAAACTTCTCTTTCTGTCCATTCAGTTTCTCGTTCAATTCGTTCCGAGATTCGGTCTTGCATACGACGCAAATGATTCCATAACCAGTATCCTCCGAATACTACTCCGACTGTTCCTGCACCAAATAAAAATTCATACGATTCAAACATGTTTAATTCCTTTCTGGATTAATTATATTTCAATTTTCTCGTTTGTCAAGCAGATCCGTTGTGTTATTCTGATTCTGTGCAATCGCAGCGATTCATCAGCTTGTCCCATATGCCACATTCCGGCTTTTTAGCCGGCCAACACGAACAACAATCGTCCACCAACAGATTCAAATTTGCGGGCAAAGTTGCCCGGGCATGGGCCTCTACGAGTTCTGTTTCAGTCAACAGTAAATCAAGACAATGACCGTCAACTGTGATTTTGGTTTGATATAGTTTTGTTTCCATAACGATTCTTTCGGGGCTTGGGCCCAACGGGCCAACTTCACACTGAAAACCTACACAGATATTTATACACACCAAACACACACAACGAAGAAAAGCCTCAAATATTATTCAATTATTCTGAATATTTGTTTGCATATATATTAAGCACAAGGAAATTTATATGAACAACAAACAAACATTAATCGAACATCTACGATCCAGAATCATTGAAAAATTGAATGAAAACAATGGTAGAGGTCAACCTGTAACAGAAACAATTACTTTAGCTGCGGGTGGTTATGCGCATCCGATGGCACTGGATTCAGGCGATGAGCTTTTTGGTGATCAAGTCCGAGCGATAACTCGTCATCTACAGGAGTTGCATGAAGCTGGACATCTACACGAAATCGTCATTCACGACCGAGCAATGGAGGGCGAAGAAGGCCACGGCGAACCAGGCAACGCGGGAATAAGCCGCCAAATAATAGGAGGACATGGGTTGGAGGATTATGTGCATGAGGATTTTATTCGGGATGTATTGAGTGGAAATTACCATGGAGTAAGCGTTTTAACCAGACACGGCGCCGTGACTCCTGTGAAGGAGAAATTACCCCATCCAGTCGATCCAGAGACAGTCAGAGGTAACCGCGATCCGCAAGCGACACGTTCCGATGATCATCACGGGGATATTGTAGCTCATGGGTTAGCCGCTTTCCACCCCCAAACCCACGGCAATACGGATTGGGAGGGGTATGCCCGGCGCGAGGTTGATGGGTGGAATCAGCACCATGGTGCATAAACTTAGTAAACATAAATAAACACAAGGAAAAATTCATATGAACAATAAACAAACATTAATCGAACATCTACGATCCAGAATCATTCAAAAATTGAATGAACAAAGCGATACACATCAAAAAATTAAAGATTTTTTGGTTAATACACTGGCAGCCGAGTATCCACACAGATATAACGAGAAATCGGCTCGCTTCGATCCAGAAGCCTCAGCAGATCATCTTACTTCTATTCTAGATGCCACAGGACCACACACCACCGCAGAGTCAGCAATCAATGCTATTAGACCACATGCAATTGATGGTAATTATAGTTTAGAAGAAAGAATTTACGATACGCAAGATGTTGCTGGCGATATTTCGGAACATCCTAGATATGAAGAATTTGTAAGGGAAAACGAAGATGATTATGCCGAAAAACTAACAGGCGATCTACGTAATCATCTGAGTTGATCATCCGGCCCCGACAGACGCGACTTAGGGATAAATTTCGGGTCCCACGATTCCTAATGGATGGACTGGTGATACAATCAGAATGAGCCTGAGGTCTGCTGCCTGATCTTGATTCAGAGTAATGATCCTGATGGGATTTGAACCCATGTTCAAAGCTTGAAAGGCTTTTGTCCTAGACCGAACTAGACGACAGGACCAAGTTATTTGATTTGTTTCGGTAATCAATCAAAGCAAGTTCTTTCGCCTTTGCCTCGATCATGACATCGTATTGAATCGATCCAAGATCTGGTATTGGTCCAGAGACATAATCAGAATGAGCCTGAGGTCTGCTGCCTGATCTTGATTCAGAGTAATGAACCTTCGGAATCTCACAAAATCCGTTCCATGTACTAAACGCCAATGAAGCAGCCTGTTCCAAAGTTTCTTGTGAACAAAATCGATGATGGTGTATATCCAATACCAATTTGATTCCGCATCTTTGATGAATCAGGGAATACAGTTCTGTCATTGACCACATCGAAGCTTTATCGTCGTTTTCGAGTGTCATTCTCTTCTGCCATATTTCAGGTAACTTTTCATATTCCTTGCAGAATCGTTCTGCTGTGTCTTGTTTTGATTCGTATACTCCCCCGACATGAATGTTTACAGCAAACCCAGGCCCTTCACCCAGCATGTCTGCAAGCATGTTATGCATTGCAAGATGATCTTTTGTTTTCTCGACGGTTTTGGGATTCGGTGACGCCAAACAAGTATACGGCCCGGGATGACAAGACAATCTTATATTGTTTTTTCGGGCAATGTTTCCCACAGATTCCAAATTGTTTTTGATCTGAATCAACGAGATCACGGGCATCGCATCGATATGATAACCCACATCCGGATGATCCATAAACGGAAATATTCCACTTCCGATACGAAAAAAATGTATTCCGTTTCGAGCATTCCATTCGGTGATAGTAATTAGATCTTTTGAGTTTTTGACTGCCAGATCTGCTGCTCGCTCTATTGAAAAGTTCTTCAAACGAACAGTTCTGTTGGACAAAATTTTATTGCCCAATGTCAGATTTTGACAGGCGTAACCCAAATGTCGAATCATAGCTCGATGTCTCGTTTACGAGCAACCCAATGAGGTAGACGACCTTCTTTCAGAAGTTTACGAAGAGTTTCTTTCTTTGCCTGAAGCAAAGAGATTTGTTGCTTGAGTCTCCGAGATTCTTTCTTTCGTTTTTGGCGTCGACGAAGCATTTTAGTTTTATCTACTGGCATATCAATTCCTTTCTAATGCGCCGTTCCAGTGCTGCCCTGGCTTGAACTCGTTATAAGCGAGCCTGCGAAGCTGTCCGCCCACGGCGCCTGTAATTATTTTATATTGGAAGTCAATTTGATTACTGACTTTTTGTTGTTTGCGTGACCGTTTTTATTGATTTCGAAATAATTAGATCGTTGACGATCGTCGTCGTGACCCAATCTGTAATTGATTTGATCTACTCCGTATGTGTCGTGAAGAATATCCATAGCCTGTGGAGTTCCTTGTGTGATCATTACAGATAAAATTTCCGATGCCTTCGCTCTTGCTGTTTCTAAATCAGAATCGGAAATAGGAATGTCGATGTGTAATCGGTAAGACATGGTGTTTATTATACTCAATCGAAACGTGTTGTCAAGTTATAACTTGTAAAGGCCTTCATTTGTTGTGAACCAAATATCTTCAAATATCTCAGAACACCAGTCCAAACACAAAGAACACGGTTTTGCCATTCTGAGTTGGCGATATTTATTGAATCGCACATTCACCAGAACGAGTGGCTTTGTTCTTAACTCTTTCGGAACTTTAGTGTAGGCATCTAATTCTGAATGCAGTTCTTCGAATCGGTATCCTATTCGTTTTGCTGCCGGATGTGTTTTGAATGAATTTGTTCCTATGGAAATTATTTGTTTCTTGTATAAAATTAAACTAACGTGTTTCTTTTGCCTTGGTATTTCCAGACAAATCGGAAAGGCAATATCAAGAATCTTCTGCATAAAACAACATCCCGGATTTCTCCGGGACATTGCGAATCAATAAAATAGTAAAGTTGATGTAATTAAAATTTAATTCTCAACTTTGATCACCGAGGGTTTAGTTGCAGCAACGAGTGCGGCGACCCTCGCGGTTGAAGGTGTACGAACGACGACCTGGGTGTGTGTCGTACATGAAGTAGCGACCATTATCGTTCTCGATGGTCCAGTTGCCAAACTGCTCAACCGTCTCACGGATGTTGCTGATGGTTGCTCGGAGATTTTGAACTCCGAACATGCTGCGAGCCTGAGCAGCACTGATCGAACGACCACTTGCCATGTAGTTAATAACCTTACGCTTCTTTGAAATCTTAGACATTTTGAATCCTTTAAACAATTTGTATCCCTTTGAATGAAGTTGATGAGTAAACGGATCACTATTTTTATTCATCAAACACGTGTAAGACTTTCTTGTCTACCCACACATCATACCATGTTATTGGGTCTTGTCAAGTGGATTTGCGACTTTTTTAATATCATAATAATAATTTTCATCGTGACCGTCGATGATCCATCGGTCACTTTCTCCCTCACATCTCCAGACTTTGTCGTCCACTTTGAAGTCTGGGTTTTCAGGAAAGGGCTTTGTCACAAACGACATATTTTTCCAATATATTCTGTTGTTGGGTTGAAGGGTATAGTTTCCTTCGTCCAGGGCAATCATGTGTAAACATTTATATTGTGTTGGTTCATCGGAGTATGCGTTCCTGTACCAATCGAATGTCATGACATAATCTCCCCACAGCGCAGTTCCGTCTTTTAGAATTACCTTTGCGCGACAATCAAACAAAGCATCGTATTCAATTACAGTAATATTTTCGTGAAAACAATCCCACAACTGAAGATGATCCAATGGTCTTTGTGGTGTTTCTGGTTTCCAGGCCAACATATGAACCGGGATTCTACTTCTTACGATTCCGTAATCTGTCATCGCATGAAATGTTATTGCCTTTCCAGCACATGATTGAGCTCCAAACACCAACACTTTATCCCATTCTCCTACGTGTTCTTTATGTTGGTACATGTGTTCTCGTCTCAACCAACAATAAAAATGTGGTACATTTATGTTAAGCATGTTTTATTTTTTTCTTGGATTTACCAAAAATCAATTTCCAATTTTTGTCCCATTTTTTTTGGTCCACTGGCCGATACGAGTCTCCTTTACCGGCTGCATGTTTTCTTGAGTCATTTGCCATAAACGGTATTAAGTTGCCTGTTTACTCGAACAAAAGAAGTACATTTAGGAATAGATTTTATATTTTTGGCACCGATATAAGTACAACAAGATCGAATCCCCCCAAGAATTTCTTGCACAGTGTCGCGCAATTTTCCACGATAAGGAACTGTAATGCTTTTTCCTTCTGCGGCTCGATAGTTGGACATTCCTCCACTATACATTTCCATTGCATCAGAAGAAGACATTCCATAAAACGGCTTTCCTACGATATTGTTTTGATCGTCATAAATTATTTCACCACCAGATTCATCGTGTCCAGCAAACATACCTCCGAGCATAACAAAATCTGCACCAGCACCAAACGCTTTCGCCACATCACCGACGCAAACACATCCACCGTCTGCTATGATATGTCCATCAATACCGTGAGCTGCGTCTGCACATTCGATTATTGCTGAAAGTTGAGGGTATCCCACACCAGTCAGTTTTCTCGTTGTACACACACTTCCGGGTCCTATGCCAACCTTTACTAAGTCTGCTCCTGCCAGGATCAGTTCTTCTGTCATTTCCGAGGTTGCAACATTTCCTGCTATTATTATTTTGTTCTTCCATTTTTCTCTCGTTCTTTTTACAAGATCTACGAAACTCTCCATGTATCCGTTTGCTACGTCCAAACAAATAAATAAAGGAGAATACTTATTCAATATATCATTTGCAAGATTTTGACTTCTTTTGTCTGTTCCCATCGTTACAGCAACCAAATCAGGACATATAGAAAATGTTTCGTGTTGCTCGTGGGGGAGATACTTGAACATGCAAGTGGGCATCCGATATTGTTTCAATACAAGTGCCACTTCTGCAACACCCGTTGTGTCCATATTGGCTGCCATAATCGGAATACCTGTCCAAGTTTGTCCGCTGTTCTTGAAGGTAAATGTTCTTTCCAATACAACCTCATTCCTGCTGGACAGAGTTGTTCGCTTTGGACGCAAAAGAACATCATCATAATCTAATTTAACATCATCAATAATTCTCATTTCAATTTTCCTGTTTATTCAAATAATTTTTTATTGGATTTGGTTCCTCCCATATATTTCTCAATATGGGTTTGTAATGCTTTCATTTTAATAGCAAGTTCTTTCCAATCTGACTTGTCTAACAAAAAACGCTCATAACAAAAAACTCCTTCTGTTGCCAGTTCTATTAATCTGGACACCCATTCGTCTGTGTATTTTGATTTATTTTCTGACATTTAAAGGTCTCGAATTGGATTGAAAAGAAATCTTGTGCTCTCTTGGGTATTTATAGTTTTTGATTCGTTCAACACACGAGTAAGTGTGTCAATCATAGATTCTACTTCGGAACGAGTCCATCCTTCTTCGCTTTCCACTGTGTCCCATTCTGAAAAACAAAATACTCCACGGCCTTCGCTGTTCGAGCGATACACGATTCTGGGATGTTGATCGCCTTTAATGTCTTGAACAATGAATTGATATTGTTTTTTCATGGTTCATATCATAACACACACTCAGCGAAAGATCAAGATTCAGATTTATTTTTCTTTTCTTTTTGTTGAGGATCTTCTACAAACAATACATTTTCTATTCTGAAGCTTTTCCATTTCTGTTCTATTACGTCCCAGACGGGCAGTATATTGGGATTTTCTGTTTGAGTGAACACTTTAGTTAAGGCTTTTTTGTGACTTTCAGACAATTCGGAATTCATCAATGTGCAGTGAATTGTTCTCACAGACGAGTCAACTTTTTTGAAAACTACTTTTACACTGGGATATTTGCTTAAAATATCTAATAAAAATGAACGATTTATATCTTTTTTATCAAACACGAAATATTTATAAATATTGTTATGAAAGATATCAGACTTATTTTACAGAAAATTAATCAAAACAATCCAGTCAATGAAAGTGTGTCGAGTAAGTTAAAATTTCTCGCTGCATTAGCTGCATCTGGTGGAATTGCAGTCGCCGGTGCAAATAAAGTTATTAACATGAAACATAAACGAGGCCAAGAGATCCCTGCACAGACCCAACAGACTCCCCCACAGACCCCACAGACCCAACAGACCCCTGCACAGACCCAACAGACCCAACAGACCGCCACGAAGACTCCAACGTATGCAGATGATGCTATACGAGAAATGGTAATGAAAAATGAAGGCCTAAGATTGAAAACATATAAAGATACCAGAGGAATACGAACGATCGGAGTCGGACACAATTTAGAGGCTCCAGACTCCCAGAACGTATTTATCAAGACCTTTGGTGCAGCAGGAAAACAACTACACACTAATTGTTTGAATGGAGTGTGTGGACTTACAGAAGAAGAAGCAAAACGGTTATTCGATGCAGACTATGTAAAACACAGAAATCAAGCAGTGGCTTATTTTCCTAATCTTCATATATATCCTTCCGATGTTCAAAGTATGTTGGTCGATGCAACATACAGAGGAGATCCGGGCAAAAATTTCAGGAAATTAGTTGAACATGCTGAGACTTCTAAAACAACTGAAGAATGGGCTACAAGATGGGAAGCAGCTGCAGCTGAATATATGAATCGGAAAGAATTCAACAACCCCAAGCTCAATAAAGACGGAACACCAGTTGCTCCTGGAGTTATTACACGTCTAAAAGAACACAAAGGAATTTTAGATGGTTTTGTTCGTTCTTTAAGAACAAAGAACCAAACAATAAAATATCCCAATGCTCCTGTTCCAGCAACAAGACAACCATTGGGAGAATCTTGTGGATGTGGCATGAAAAAAATCAAAAGCAGAATTCGCAACAAGATACTCAAAAAACTAGAAGAAGCCCGTCTGGATTTGAACCGTGTTCCTAGAACACATGGAGACTGGAATCCGGATAACGTGATTGATCTTGGACCAAATGCCGGAACAGCACTCAAGAGTATTGACAGCTTGGCTGGAGGTCCAGGTCCGAGAGAAAGAAGAGTTCCTTCAACCACAACTCGTTCAAAATCGGAACAATTGAAGTTGGACGACTACGAAAAAACAACAACTGTTGGCAAAAACGGAAGAATAACTACACATTACAAGCAAAGGACATTCAACAGTATTCCTTCCCATGAGAGTGATTTTTCAATACATTCTCAAGAAAACAAATACGGCGACCATACTCATTGGGTGACAGATGCGTTTGGTAGAGTTACAGGTGTGTATGGAACAGAAAACCCATACATCGATGAGCCGGGCGGACGTGGAATTGCCTGGAGCAGAGGCGCCCATTTCATTGAGGATATCGCTCGCCCGGTAGGACGAGAACAGCCGCTCCAAAGTAACGCAAGAGCATGGAATATACTGAAAGACATTGGAGTTTATCACATGCATCCTGATGGAAGTATGCCCCATTACGGACCAAATATTGAAGAAAATCGGCGTGAACATGCTTTTTGGGGCAATATAACAACAAAATCCCCACAGGATATAATTTTCGATCATTTACTGCATCTTCATGACACTGGCCATAGCATACCAGGCGCACCAATGGACTAAACACCTAAATGAAACCAATTACAGAAGATTTGCGGCGATGGTTCAAAGAAAAATGGGTGGATGTTTCTAAAAAGAATTCATCCGGTGAACATCCCCCATGTGGCAGATCAAAATCCAGTAAGCGAGGATATCCTAAATGTCGACCTTCTGTTCGAGTAAGTTCGGATACCCCAGAAACTTCCGGCGAAATGACTGATTCTGAAAAAAAAGCAGCAACACGACAAAAAAGACGCGCTGAAACAAAGAAAAGAAAAGGAAAACTGCCTCACATGACAAGCCATAAAGATCTGGAAGAGCAATTATTATTTGAATCAAAAAATGCACCAACAAATCCTGAATTATGGAGTCGTGCAAAGGCACTCGCTCGAAAAAAATTCAAAGTGTATCCGTCTGCGTATGCAAACGGTTGGGCCGCTAAATGGTACAAAGGAAAAGGTGGCGGATGGAAGTCTATATCAGAAAATTGGACAGAATACGATATAAAGCCGGGCGAGACCTCACAGAGTCATTTTGACCCCAATAATGAAAATTTCAATATTAAAAAATACATGAGATTGTTGAGAAAAAAATTAGGAATCCAAGAAAAACTGCCGGGTGAAACAGATTAACGATCCAACCAATTTAGAAAAAATACTCGTTGCTGTCGTGGCATTCGGAACAGGTATTTTGATTTGCAGATTCTTGGGATTTTAAAATAAAAAAGAGGCGGACTAGTCCGCCTCTTTTCGTAAATAAGATGTACCGACAGTTTTGATCAGAGGGTGCAGTTAACTAACGAAGTAACCCAACCCAATACTGTTCGAAGACCAGCAGCTGCAAATGGAAGCAGTGCAAGACCTACGAGAACATGAACGGGATTGCGCCAGCAAAAACCGTGAGCAACTGGACAAATCTTTGTGTATGAACTCATCGCATTCTCCTTTCTTTCAGAAATTAAAACCAAGTGACGCAGACATAACGTAGTTTTGTTCTAGACCAGCAACATTCTGATACACTGGAATAGCCACATTGCCGCTCAGATCCACAGAATTTGTAATGTTCCACTTGCAACTGGGTCCGACAAGAATGTTTTGTTGACCGTTGTCAGTGACAGTATAGTTTTGCCATACTGTTCCTCCAAACGTCAAAGAATTCCAAACCGGAATCGTGATGCTGGAGTCGGCTGAGATTATATCGTCTGCAACACGTGTACCAAACGGCAAAGACCATGCAGTTCCGTTTGTTACAAATTCGTAATCAAAGGTTTGCACAAACTCCATGTTCTTCCAAGGAAGCGAATACGTAAACACTCCACCGAGGTGGGGGTTAACAGACGAGGCACCAAACTGATTGGACATTGGACTATCTACCGATGCGTATAGCTGGAGTTGAATGGAGTCTGCAACCAACGCATTCCAATCTAAACTCAAATTGATTGCACCTAAATCAGTTGTTCCTTGAAAATAAACTGGAATTTCTAATCCCACAGAAAATTTATCATCAAGTTTCACATCTGCTCCTTGTAGGAATTCCACAAGAGTTTGATCTGAATTCTTGTAATTAACTATTGTGAGGTTTTCTCCCAAATCAAACTTGAGACCGGCATCGACTGCGGGTTGTGATTGGGCGAAACATGCACTAGACAATACGAGGGTTGATAACATTTCTTTTAGCATAATTCTCCTTTGTGTCGATTATATAGAAACTTGTCTGGTCTGTGAAAGGTAGGCCTATCAAGCTTTTCCATAAAGCTTAGGCTTTGTTCGTTTTTGATTCAAAAAGAATGTTATTCAAAATATTTTATTGCGAGTGATGATCCAGTTTCGGGATTTCATAATATCTGCGAATTCCCCAATGTTTCGCCAGTGCCCGTTCCCAACATGCTCCTTTTGAGTGTTGCCAACCAGACAACATGTAAATACCGCTGCACTGGGAAAGTGCCTGAATGTCTCGACTTGCACAACTTTCGTAGTTGTATTGATCCACTGATTCGTTTGGATTCATTCCGGCCTCTCTGTCCAATTGGGCAGGATTCACAACATCCCATCCTTCTGCTCGAAGTTCCTGTTCTTTGTCATCGAAGGCCTTCCAGTTGTTTCCGGGTAATCCGGACATGGGCCCAGCAATGTAAATCTTCGGAGTCATTTGGGCAATCCATCGAACCACCACGATGTCGGTTTGGTGGGCCGTTGAAAAACTATGCCGGATATTTTACCGGTGGGCGAAGATTTACTGTTCCATTCGATGCTTCCGACTGGAATAAAACCTGTTTTTTTGTAAAATTTGATTGCTCGATCATTGTCCGAGCGAACACTCAAAAAGCAAATTTCTTCCCATCTTGAAAGAAAATTGTTTAATTCTGTTTCTGTGTTGCCGTTTCCTGGATTTTGGGCAGCAATTTGCTTGATACAAACAGATCCTTTATGGGCTCGAAAATTTCCTATTTTATTGCTTCTTCGATAAACAGTAAAGGTAATCACTACGCCATTGTTGAAAAAACACCTACCTGATTCAATCATTCTTTTGATGTAATCGGTTCGAACATGGGGAAAAATCTTTCGATGTTTTTTGAAAACTGCAACAATGGCATCGTAATCTGCCATGGTTGCAAGACAGTCTGTTGGTTTGTCGTTACTATTCATTTAAATTTTGGCAGAATGGTCGCTATGAAAAATCGTAACGAAAATATAAAAGAAATACCGAATGCTGTCCAGGGGAGACCAAAACTTTCAAGGAAAAATTTTACTATCACCAATCCAAAAAAAGCAAGCCCGAATACAAACAACCACAGGATCAATAAAACCGCTGCAATAAAAGACCATTCAATTAACTTTGTTTTTGTGCTGCTCATTTTTTAATCTTTCGTTTCGAAGATGATGCCATGTTGGCCAATGCTCTTTCCAGTATCGATTGGTCCATCGTCTATTATAGCGCTGAGATGAAATTTCAATGTAAGAATCGTCCACATCATTCATATGGGCGTAATAGTACGGAGTGTAATTGTTGGGATCGCCTGGTTCGCGTTGTAAAACAGAGACCGAGGTGGTCGCCTTCTTTCGCTCACGATACGGAACAATATCGCCTGGCAGTTTTCTGATGTCGAAGAAATAACCAATTATGTCGGTATCGGTTTGGTCTCCCCACCACAACAAAAACTCTTGTTCTGTGAAATTGGGCGACCATATCCATACTTTACGGCCATGATCTTCATTCAAGAACACTTCGATTGTATTGATTTTTGTCACTGTTGTTCTTTCGTTGGAGGAACAATTGTCACCACATTTGCCTTGCGAGTAGTAATTGTGGTTTCCCGCAGTTGACCGGTTTGCAGCATGGAATGAATCTGCAACAATTCAGGAATCTGATATGTTCCTCGTTGAGTTCTTCGACCGAAGCGCTTTCGCACAATCCAATGAATTGTGCCCGAGTAACCGAATACTCGACACATTGCTCGAATCCAAGTACGAGAAAACTCCAATGTGGGTTCCGGACTATTATTCAACCACAGGCCCGTTTTTGTGTTGTATGCCTGGGTGTACAACCACATCATGAAATCTTTTTGATGTGGTTCCAATTTGGCGAAATCGAAAATTACATTCGAAGTACTTGTTGATTGCGTATTTGCTGAAACGTTTTCAGTTGTATTCATAAATCCTTACCTAAAATTTCTTCCAAGAACTCCAGCTCATCAGAGCTCAAGAAAGTGATTTGAGAAGTGTGCATTGACAAAAGTCGTTCTGCCAATTCATGAGCCTTACTAAAGCACAAATTACTGTAATAGTGATCGTTTCTTCCGTTATGAAGATTCGATTGATCCATCCAATATTTGGCCTTTTCAATCATAGATGTAATCGAGTATTCGTCCACATCATATGTATATTGAGATCACGAGTCAAGCTGATCATACGATTTTATAACATTACTTAAACAATCTTTTGCAAAAACGATAGCTCGCATATCCAGTTCCTTGTCTAATTGGACAATTCGTTGACGATATTGATCAAGCAAGTTTTTAATTTGATTGAATTGCTTTTGGGCCGAATCAGTGAATTTTCCGGTTTTTGAGAATTTCTCGTACAACGGCTCGTAAATCTCGAAATGAATTTTTTGATCTGCCTCGTAACAATAAGTCAAATACAAGGCCATAAGATACAATTCTTCGATTTGAGGTTGAAACATTCCGTTTTTATTTTCTTTCAGAATATCTTCAATTTGATCCACCATTTCGAACGGATTTGCGGATTCATTGTTTGATTCGGGTTGTGATTCGTTATACATTTTATTTCCTTTTGTTGGATGAAGAGAAACTTATCGGAACACTTTCGTGGCACAATGTGGCCGCGGTACTATCAACAAATCAAATCACGATGTGCTTTGCATTTCATGGAATCCAAGGATCCCGCAAATCGTTTAATTTGCTTCATTGTTTTGAGGCAGAACTCCAAAGACACATAGGAGTCTCCCTGCATTCCTTGCTCGGTATAGTCTATGTTCTTGGCCAACCAAGCGAGCTTGGGGAACTCAACAGCAAATTGCTTCCGGAATTCAGCAAGCCATTTGTCGTCTGTGTAGATAAGCCCATGCTTCTCGGTGTTCCAAGATTTACGTGGGAAATACACATCAAGAGTCACATAAAGACCTGAATACTCGTATATCTTCCAAATCTTCAACTTGATCCTGGAAGTGGAGACAGCACGCTCGGCCTTACTCCACAGCCCCATACCGTCTGTGTGACAGACAAGGGGGGTCTTGGCATTCAGAAACACCCGAGTTTTTTCATACTTGAATCTCATTGTTTTTCTTTCTTTGTTTTCATGGAATACCAGCAAATTCCTGATTCGTCGATTCTGTTATTGATTCTTCCCATCAGTTTTGCCATTTCGCCCAATCGAGTCAGAGGACAGGGCAGATTCATTTCTGCCAGAATCACAATGTCGGCATGTTTCATGTTTTTTGGTAAGAACTTTCTTTCAATCTTTCGAATTACCTTTCCGATCAGGGCAATTTCTTTTTCCATTATTTTCATTGTTTGTTTTTGATTTTTGGAACAGGCACAAATCAATACGGACTGGGTTTTTGTTGACATAATGCCTCCAGCAGGACTCGAACCTGCAACTTACTGATTAAAAGTCAGCTACTCTACCAATTGAGTTATGGAGGCGATATAGGATCGGTGGGACTCGAACCCACACAGCTTTTAAGCTCACAGATTTTAAATCTGTTGCGTATGCCATTCCGCCACGATCCCGTTTGTTTTACTTGTATCGGGAATCAGTTGTTCTGTTTGCTGCCCAAACACAAATTGCACATAATAAAAACATGACTAAAAGTGTTGAAATCATAGTGAACCTTCTTTTGTTAGTTTGTTTCGGAGAACCATTGATCAAGTCCAATCGCGAGCACAGGCTCAAACTCATCTGCGTTGCCGCCTGCCTCAATAACACTTTCGTACTGCTTGCGTGGAACGACACAGATCGAACATCCGCTCACATCCGTGAAGGTTTCGCCGTCATTGAGTACAACGATTGTGACAAAGTCATTTTTTTTCATTTTAGTTTTCATTGAAAAGTTTCCTTTCTTTGTGGTGCTGTACTATCAACAATTGATATCATTCGTAATCTCGAATGCCAATGCCAACGGGGAATCGAGGCAAACCGGTATTGGTCAATCCTTGATAACGAACTGTAAGCTTCTTGCCGATCACCTCGTCTTGGTCAGCAAGGTATTGCTTGAGATCTTCCAATGATCCTTCCTTCTTGCAGCGGAATTCGCCGCCCTTTGTCTTGCAAACGAAGATTGCACACTCACTCATTCTGCCTCGACCCGATTCGACTCCAACAATCTCGTATTCTGAATCATCGAACTCTTTGATCTTTTGCAAGCCATAGGATCTTCCTGACTCGTAGACAGAATCAGAACGACACATAGCTCCTTCGTATCCTAGTTTGCGATATTTGCCAAAGTTTTCAATTACTTGTTCCACATTCAACACCTCGTCGGTGGCAAGCAATTTGATGTTCGGGCCAAAATTGGCGGATTCGTTTTTCATCCATTCCAATCTTTGAGAAAACGGCAACTTGGATGCCGGTTCGATCACATCGTAGACATGATATTGTATTTTGCTGGAATCGGCCAACACTTCTTTCCTTCGAACGAGAGATACAATCTTTTCGAATTCGTCTTTGAGCTCGTGATTATACAGTTCGCCGTCTAGAATAACCAGATCGCAATTCTTGAATTGCTGTTCTAGTTCGCCCTGGATGTGTGGAATGCTTGTGATCGGCTTTCGTGTCCTAGACCACAAAGTGCAGACACCTTTCTCGATGATGGCAATGCAGCGAATTCCGTCCAGTTTAGGTTGAGTCCATGCCGGATACGAAATCTTGTCTGAATGATCTTTCCATTTGTGCGCAAGCATTGGCTCGTAGCCTCCACTCACATATTTCTCCACTACACTGCCTGTTTTTGCCGCTTCAATGGAAAGAGAATATCCTTCTTTGAGTTTCTTTTCCCATTGACTCTTTGCCTCTGCCAGAGCCTGTGTGTACGGAGTGGTTTCATTCGAGCGACCAATATTCTTGCCGCAACGAATCACCTCTGATGTCGTTTGGATTTTGCCGTTCACTCGACCGAAATGCTTGCGAATGATTACTTTTGCGCGACATTTTTGTTCCACAGAAGAGTCAGAGCTCTGTTCCGAGACTTCAATGAGCCAAGACTGGATCGAGTTGTCGTTGTTTTGCCTGTAGAGCGTTGAAAATTGTTTGGTCATTTTGTTTCCGTTTCGAGCTTTAGGACACGAGAATCAACTTCACGAACTTGTCTTTCGAGCTCCTCGAAACGATCTTGAATCGACCATAAACAGCCCAAAAGGAGTCCGAGGGAGATGATAATGAGTATCGCAATTTTCACGATATCGCTGTGTGTTTTTTGATTTTGTGTTTGCATAATGCTTGCCGTTACTATCATGCGATTTGAGCATGAATGCCAGTTGATTTCACTTTCGTTCAAGCAAAACAATTCCGATTGCACAAATCAAGCCGATGCAGGTTGCAACGACTGCTGTGATGAAGAATATTTGTAATGCAGGAATTGAATGAGACACGATCATCTTCGCCTTTCGTTTATGGCATGAGCTCGACGCAGAGCTTCTTGGTTGCTGGGATCTACATAGACGATTTCAGGAGCAGTCTTATGAGCCCAATCCATGAAACCAACATAGGCCTTTTCTTTGGAACATCTCACACAAGTTGTTGTATGAGGCACAGCTGCAATTCGCGCAGGTGGAATTACACAATGGCAGTTTTCACATGAACGATTCATTCAGAATCCTCGACTGTAATGTTGCGAGATGGTACGACACTCGATCCAGGCATCAGCTGCACGCCTTGCTGCTCGATTTGCATGAGTCTTTTTGTTGTATCCCCATGGCTTCGAAATAGTTTGGGCATGCTTTCGGATGCAAAGTGCTTCGCGCTCCGCCTGTATGTCTATGTGGTCGATGTGTCTTTTCATTGGTAGATTATACCTGAAAACCTTGGGCCTGTCAAGGCCTTTCTTGAGGAAATTATTGTGTCTCCTCGTTCGAGACAAAGGGAGCCGCATTCAAGGTAGAAGTTTGGACTTTCACCATGTCCACCCAAACTTCTGCCTGCTTGAATAGCGGCGTTTCTGTTTCATTTCCGAGTTCTGCCATGGCTTGTTGCACCATGTGATTTGCTTCGGAAAGAGATGCACACTTGAACCGTATCACCAGCTCGATGTTTGATGTGTTGTTCATTTTGTTCCTTGAGTGTTTCAGATTTCGCCAGAAATTGTTTCACAAATCTTCATCAAGAGTGTTTTGTTCAACAGCGACTTTTCCAGTTGAGAAGAAAACGCCTTCTTGATTTGAGTAACCGTAGAACCCTGCTTGAGCTCTTCCAGTTTATTTTGTTCGGAGTGAGCAAGGCTATCTGCACGAATACAGTACAGAGTATCATACGGCGATACGATCTGAAACTTTGCAGCTTCGTTCAACGCTCCGTACTCTTTCAGAAGTGGAACAGAGATTCGATTGTTTCGAATTCCTTCAAAGCGAATATAACCTTCTTTCTTCCAAAGATAGGCATTCGAGTTTTTCTTGTCTGATTTCAATTCCAATTCCTTTTCGAATTGCTTTGATGCCAGTTCAAGATTCTTTTCGTATTGCTCCCAATCGTCGTCGTCGGCGAGTGAAAATCCTTTTTCATTTTGGGGCTCGACTAGTTTGATTTTCTCTTCCAAACCAAGCATATCCCCAATCGAATAAGATCCGTAATATGATCTTTGGCGAGAAGGGGTGATGAATATTCCCATCGTCCGCGATCCTGTGATTTGAGCATGAAGCTCGACAAGGATACGGTAGTGATACGAATAAGCACATTCATCTCCACGGCAATACAAAGAACCGTCTACAATTTTTGAGCCATCGTAAACGTTTTTGTCAGTTTTCAGCAAAGTTCGCTGTAGTTTGTTGGAGTCTGATGATCGCTCATACTCCGACATCTTGGAAATGTTGAATATGCTCGAGCCTTGTCCATCGGACAAGAAAATTGTGTTCATGATTTCCACATTGTTTTGTTTGCGGAAGTTCAGCACAATGTTGTTTGCTGCCCAAACAGTTTCGTCGAGCGGTGTGCCTCCGAGTCCAATTGAACTTGTGCACGAATCTATTCCTTGCGACATATCCCAAAACTTCCCATGATTGCTTTGCTTGAAGTCCACTTGCTGCGACACACCAGACAAGTCGGCGTTTTGACTAGTCAAATAATTCACGAGTGTGCTCGGAACTGGTGGCAAAGAAATCTTGATATTTCCCACCTGAATGATGGGCTTTGAGATTGATTCGGAGTTTTGCTTGGAACTTCCAGTTGTGCAAGAGTATTGAATCAGTCTTGAAATCTTGCTGGACATTACGCTCATGAGCATGGTTGCGTATGCCGTAGTCATCTGAGCATTGTTCATTGAGGACGAACACACTTCAATCAGGTTCAGATGATCCACATTGGCTTTTCTTGAATCGTGGAAAGTTGATTTATTGGAATCCGGATTCGAAGCATCCAAAACGCGCTCAAACTTCTTTGGCCACTTCCACACTGGATTGTCGGTGGTGTATTTGCTGAAATCACTAGAATCCTGATACACATTCTGACGGCTCGCTTCCGATTGGTGTGATTTATTTCGGAGTTTTTCGGCAAGAATTGTTCTACCCGATTCCAGTTCATATCGAACATTATTATCGGTGAAGGCATAAACAACAAATGGAATGTTGCATTGCTTGCAGAATTGCGCGATCATGAAGGCGTGGCGAAGCACATCCTGAATCACGCCAGCCATAGAACCCGACCAATCAATGAACAAAACAAATCCATGATTCTTGCCCTTTCGGAGAATCATGTTTTTAGCAAACAAATCGTCGTTGTAGCGATACTGTGCGATTTTTTCCAAATCCAAGCGGCCAGACTTGGAGATCATTTGTCGCTTGTGCAGACTTGCTGCCTTTTTCATCTCAAACTGTTTCGTCAGAATAGAAACAGATCGCTTGTTGGATGCCATGAGTTCCTTGGCCGCACAGAAAAAGCAATCGCGCTTATAGTTTGCGTATTGATCGAAAACCTTTTCGCAGATTTCGCCAGACATCTTATGGCGAACGATCTCTAGGTTGTTGTTTACGACTTCTTGAACTTCACTCGAAGAAATAATCATTCTTTCGAGAATCGGCTCAGGAAAAATCCATTGCTTTGAACTGACATTCGATGATTGCAGCTTGTTTCGCGCTTCCTGCAGCAGCTTCTCTGACTTTGGCATCATTTTAGTCATGAGTTCTTCGCCCGAAGGATCTTCTTGAGGCTGCTGATTTTCGTTGAGCTTCGAGGATTTCATTTGCTTTTCCATCTCCTCTCGTTCGTAATCGAAAATCTCACGAGTCAGCTGAACTACATCTTCCCATGTTTCTGTGTTCGCCATTCGATCAAGAAACTTCTTTTCCTTTTCAGAGAACTGGATTCCCAGCTCTTGGCGACCTGAAACTCCGATCTTGTAGTGCAGATTGGCCCTGTCCACAAACAGGCGGGTATTTGACGGATTGTTCTTGAGCTCGAAGAAATCTTTTTCCAACAATTCGGTGTAAGCCGTAACAAAATCTCGACGGAGCCCGGGAAACTTGTTCGTCATCAAGCGTTCAATGCGGGCATCTTCGACGATATTGAGATATTGTTGAGCAATATGCCCGTACTTGTCACCACCGATTGTTTGAGCGTCAACACACCAGGCTCCTTCGTGTTTGCTTTGTTCTTCCTTTTCTTCGTTGTACGGCGTGTACAAAGCGTGTCCCACTTCGTGGCCGACAAACATATCGTAGAGTTCGTTCGACATGGATTCCCACTCAGGCAGAATCAACTTTCGGTGTTTCACATCAAACGAGGCAGTTTTGGCGTCGGAACAATGAATGACATCAATTCCTTCCGAGGCAAGGATCTGAGCAAGAAGGGTCTTCGATTGCTTGTTGTTTGAGGGCACAAAGGTGCTATGGACGATTGCTGGTTTCTTGGACATGGTGCGTTGATTATACCATAAATGATTCGGCTTGTCAAGCATTTTCTCGAACTGGAAAAGGTGGCCACGTTTTGCGTTTGCAAAATACGGCGATACTATCACTGCGTGTCGATGACGAATTGCCAAGCTCGCCGTGTCGGCGGCACTACTCCTAATCTGTATGGCCGTGATGTGATCTTGCCGTGCGCGCTGTGTGGCAGCGCTCACACCAGTTGCCCCACATGGGACGCCGAGGATTCGCTGAGTTCGGCGCACCGCAGTCTGCACATATGAGTGCTGTGAGGCGTTCTGCACAGACGGTTGCTCCGGCAATGCGGTCGAGCGCCTCGCTGACTGCTGCCTCGTGTTCAGGCACGGGAGCCTCTACGGTTTTCCACAGCTCGCATTCGGAGTGCCAGTAGAAACGCAGAGTGCCCCACTTCTCTTTGAGTTGATCTGCAATCACACGAAAGCCAAGCGTGGGATGCCGTTCATTCACGCGCCGCACTTCACTGGCGATTGTTGCACACAGTGCTCTGATTGCCGGTTCCCAGGCCGAGGGACATTCAATGCCCCAGGCCATAGCACTGTGTTGCGGATGAGTGCCCCAGTCGCTGAAAATCTCAGCGTACTCTTGTACAAGTCGATCTTCGAGTTCAGGCGTCA